CGTAGCGCTGCAAATGCGCCTCGCTGACCTTGTGGAAGGTACCCACGAGGCCGCGCTTGAGCAGCGCGAAGCTGGATTCAACGGTGTTCGTCGTCACTTCGCCGCGTGCGTATTCGCCGGCAGCGTGATTGACGACGCCGTGATCGGCAAACTCCTTGCCGACCCTGTGGTAGACGTGGGCCTGATCGGTCATGAGGCGGGCTTTCTCGGAAAGCTGCGCCTTGAGGATCGGGCGCAAGGTCTTCTCGTTCACGCTGGCAACGCGATAGGTGCGCTTCTTGCCGTCGCGCTCGACCAGCGAAACGATCTTCATCTTGTGCTCGTAGCCACGAGCGGTCTTGCCCTTCGGCTTGGACGTGCCCCAGTAGGTTTCGTCCACTTCGACAGCACCACCGTTGCCACCGAGCAGGCCGCCGTTCTCATCCTTCATCGCCTCGCGGATGCGATGGCACATGAACCAAGCGGTCTTGTAGGTCACGCCGAGCATGCGATGAACCTGATGTGCGCTGATGCCCTTCTTGCTCGCGCACATCAGATGCACGGCAAGCAGCCACTTGTTCAGCGCGACCTTGGAGCTTTCAAACACAGTGCCGACCGTCACGCTGAACTGCTCGCGGCAGTCCTTGCACTTCCACAGACCCGGACGATGGGCCTTGCCCTGGAGCTGGTAGTGCTCGCCGACTGCGCCGCAGTGCGGGCAGGTGACACCGTTCGGCCAGCGCAGGGCTTCAAGGTACTCGCGGGCCTTGTCAGCGTCGGTGAAATGCGGTGCGGTCAGGTCGGTCATGGCGCTCTACTCCAATGGCGCCATTCTCCCCAAACCGCTTGGGTTTGTCAAGTATATAAGTCCGATGAAAAAGCCCCGCACTAGGCGGGGCTCATGGGGGTGGCGGCTGTTAGCTCGCCTGCGGACGGCTCGGCAGCTTCATCACGTCCTGAACGACGTGGGTCAGGCCCGCAGCGTTCCAGTTGCTGGAACCGAAGGTCCAGGTGCCAGACGTGGTGCTGCCCGCCTTGTGCAGCGTGTAGGCGAACGGCACGACGGTATCCGGCACCCACGGGAACTCGGGAGCGAACTTGAAGTCGCCGTCCGGGTCGAGATCTTCCGTGTCGCCCTTGTAGACGGCCACGGTCCCGCCGGAGTTGACGGTCCACACCACGACGCAGCCCTTGTTGGCCGTCAGCGTGATCGCCGCGCCGGACTTGGCGTCGGTGGTCGGGGTCGTTCCGCCGGAAACCTGCGTCTTGGTGTACGCCTTCCCGTCGATGCAGAAGTTGAACCCGGCCGATCCGGTCGAGTAGGTCGTCGCCGCGCCGGAAATGCCCGTGAGTCCGGCCTTGCCGGTCACGAAATTGCGAAATGCTTCGTTCATTGCTGAATCCTCTGAAAAGAGAGGGCGCCCGAAGGCGCCCGTAGTCGGTTAGGCGTCGAGGTCGGTGACGGCGCATTCGTACACGGCCATCCACCCCTGATTGAGGATCAGGGCCGTGTTGTAGAACTTGGCACCGATGTAGCCACGCTGGCCGCCCGGGTCGTTCTTGTCGCGCTGCGAAGGCGGAATCCAGAACGGATCGACGGCGCTCATGCCGCGGAGCGCCACCTGGCCCCACGCGTCCTCGGCGCAGACGATCACCGGGTACACGTCGACATTGCTGCCGGTCGTGCTGTACAGCCCCGAAGAACCGACCGCAGCGCCGGAGTCGGCGTAGGCCGCGAGTTCCGGCGACACGATGAAGCGGTAACGCTCCGTCGATCCGACTTCCATCTCGTGGACCGGCTTGCGGCTGCCGTACTCCGCCACCGGCGTGAAGCCCGGAAGCTCGCGGATGTCCGCTTCCATGTCGGTGTGGCAGAAGACCAGGAACCCGGCCTCGATCGGCTTCGTGCTGATGTTCGGCGTTGGCGCGAGGATCGAGGTGATCAGCTTGCCGTGGTTCGCCATCAGCGTGCGGGTGATCAGGCGCAGGCCGTTCAGCGAAATGGTCGCATCGACGGTGTTGCGGCTGGTGCCGCCCGCGTAGAAGGCATTGGTCGCGCCCTTGAGCGCACCGTAGTTCACCATCTCGCGGATCAGGCCGACGCGCTCGCCGGTCTGCTTCTTCATCTCCGCCGGGATGTCATCCTCGTAGAGGTCGACGTTCTTGTCGGTCACTGCGTACAGGACCATGTACTGCTGCAGGACGGCGGTCACGTCCACGGCCGTCAGGGTGTCGGCGTTGGGGGTCATGCCTTCCTGCGTCTGGTGCTGCTGCGCGAACGTCTCGACGTTGTTGACGGTGATCCAGCGGTTGTCCACGCCGCCATAAGGCAGGTAGCGCCGATAAACGACGTTGTCGCCGTTGTTCTTGGGCATGCGCTTCTGCTGGCCCGTGATGCCCAGCACTTCCACCGGGATCGCGTGTCGCAGGATTTCGCCCTTGAACTTGTTGATGCGGCCGGTCTGCGGGCTCGCGTAGTTCTGAATGCTCATCGTGTTGTCCTCGAATGCCCGAGCGCGCCCCTCGCCGTGAGGCGATGCGTCGTCATCGGGTTAATTGCTTGCCCTGGCGGGCGATGTCTTTCTCTGTGCTCGTCAGAGGATTCGAGTGGCCCTTGAATAGCGACCCGAGGAGCGTGTCCGCGGCCGTTGCGGCGGCAGACGGGGGTACATCAGGGCAGCGGGATTGCTCCGGCCGCCGGGTGAATCAGTTTCCGTTGAAGCCGGCGAGGAACGCGTCCTCGTCGGAGATTCCTGCCTGCACGACTTGCGTGCCGGACGGGGTGATGGCTTCTTCAAGCCGCTTGTTCTTGTCCTGCTTCTTGATCAGTCCATCGCGCCACTTCTTGAACTCGGTCATCTTTCCGCCGACCCAGCGCGCATCACCACTTTCGACCCACTGCTTGCGCACGTCTTCCGGCTGCTGGTTCATCCATAGCTGGAACTCCGGTGTAGCCTTCTGCTGATCAAAGTCCTCATGCATTGCCAGCAACTGGCGGCGCTCGAACTCCATGGCCATTTCGGCGCGTACACGGTCAAGGTGCGGCTTGAGGCGCTCGTCCCAATCAATCTCGGGCGCCGTGATGGCCCCGGACAGATCGTTGGCGATGGCCTCGGCTGCCTCCGGCCCCAGACGTTCGGCGATGTTCTTCAGCGCCTCCTTCGTCAGCTTGGCACCGGCCGCGGTGGCGGGCGCCTTCTGGATCGTCTGGAGGTTGCGATTGAGTTCTCCGAACTTGCCGAAGATCGTGTCTCGCGTCTTGGTGAACTCTTCGCGCAGGCTGTCGACTTGCGATGCCTTGGCCAGCAGTTCGCGGACCTGCTGCTCGCTGAGTCCCGCAACCGTCGGCGTCTCGGGTTGCTCGGCTTCCTGCGTGGTCTGCTGCTCGCCTTCGGGCTTGGCCTCCCCCTCTGGTTTCTCCAGCGGCGTCACCTCGGCCTGTGCCGGCGGGGGTGTTGCGGTGCCGTCGAATCCTGCGGCGAAGTCCTGTTCAGCCTGTTCCTGCGTCTGCTCGTTCTCGCTCATTGGACTACCTGATCAACGCCCTTGCGGGCACGTTGGCGAAGGGCTTAACCGTTCGCCGCGTCTTCCGGGGATGTGTCCATGCCCAGATTTAGCCGGAGCTTCTTCAGCTCCGAGATTCGCCCGCGGATGACCGCGGTCTTTCGCTCGTCCAGATGCTCGCCGTCATTCGTCTTGCGCTGACGTTCGATCTGATCCTTGGTGTGCTGGTCGAGCTTTCGATACAGGGAGCAAAACCGCTCTTCCTGCGTCAGTTGCAGCCTGTCCGTCACCAGACCCTCCCGGCGGCGACATCCATACGGTCACCCTGCAGCTTCGCGGCGGCGCTTTGCTGCGCGATCTGCAAGTCCTTGGCGTTCTTCTCGCGGGCAATGGTGATGTCGACCACGTTGTCGCGTTGGGACTCGACATCCTTCTGCTCGATCTTGGCTTGCTCGAGCGCGAGCTTCTGTTCCTCGGTCGCGACGACGGCCTTCTGCTGCTCGACCGCCTGCTGCTGTAGCTGCTGCTTCTTGGCGTCCGACAGCTTGAGGCGCGACGGGTCGATCTTGTTGGCCCTCAGCGCCTCTTCAGCCCACAGCGCCGGGTCCAGCTCGTAACGAGGATCAACTACGGCAGCGCCCATCGACAGGATGGCCTGCCGCTGGATGTCGCGCTCGACCAGTGACGTAGACCCTCGGGCGTCGATGATGAAGTCGCCCTTCTCCGACTCGTCCCCATACGTCATGATCCAGTCGTAGTACCGGCGCATGTGCGGCTCGGTCAGACGGTCATCGAACGTCCGCGCGATTCGGCGCAGGACCGTGTTGGCATTGGCGTTGAGGATTTCCATCCCACCCACGGTGTCGGTCGCATTGCCCTGATTGCCCTGCATCAGCATCGGCAGGCCGGTCACGTCTTCTGCCGTCTTGAGCGCGAACTGGATGATGTTCATCAGCTCGACTTGGCGCGTCGGGATGTCGATCGACATGATCGCGGTGCGAATGTCTTCGATCCCCGACTCGGAGTCCGCCCACCAGAACTTGCGGGGGGTCAGCTCGTAGACCCCGTCCGCCGGCTGCAGGACACCGCGCCTGCCGATGATCTGCGGGCCGCTCGACAGCGCCGCGTTGTCGCTCATGCCGCGCGTGGCGGCGTTGAGCATGCGCTGGGGCACGCTGATCTGCTTGGCAACGCCGATTCCGTAGGGCAGGCCCTGACGGCGCTGCCAGACCATCACGTCGTAGCCGAACCCCTCGCAATCCAGCGGATAGCGGGCGATCTTGCAGATGCGGTCGTTGATGACCGTGACGATGACCTTGATCGCAACCTTGCCAGCGTCGGGCTTGCGGTAGACCGCGGAAATGTCCGAGCCGGTGATTTCGCCGGTGAAGTACCAGACCTCGAACGAGTCGTCTTCCTTCGTGCCGCGGTCGTAGGTTTCGATGTTGCGCTTGCCCGGTCCTTCCTCAAGGCAGCGGTCAATCGCATCTTCCAGATACCCGGGCTGGGATTTCAGCTCGCGAATCTGCCGGGCCGAAAGGTTGTCCTTCTCCCAAACCCCGTCGCCGTTGTCGAACGACTCGCCGCACGACTTGCTCGGGTAGATGTTCCACGGCGACACCGCACGAGACGCCGGGGCGATCTCTTCCTTGGCGACCAGCTCCAGGCCGTCCGCCTGCTTGATGACGACCTTGCGCTTGCGCTTGACGGGAAACGGTCCCTTGAGGATGCCGGTTCCGAGTCGCGCGCAATCCTCGATGACCTTGCGGACCTCGGCGTGATACAGGCACTCGGTCAGCCAGTCGTCTACCCGCTTCTCTGCAGCCTTGGCCTTCTTGTTCGCCGCTTCTTCGATCTGGTGGCGGAACGCTTCGATTTGCTCTGGCGGGACAGATTCCGTTCCCGGCATGCCGACAAGGTCGGGAATCGGCGTCGGCTTGAACTCGAAATTTCGCTCATCCGCGGGAATGAGCATGTCCGCGACTCTCGCCGCGGCGGCATCAGTGTACGGGCGCGTGATGTTGAGAAACACCGTCGATCGCGTGCCGATGGGGCGATTGACGCCGATGGCGCCGCCGTCGGGGGAACGCGGCTTCTGCATCCGCGCCGTTACGGGGCTTTCGGTCGCGCGGTTCGCGTCGTCGATGCCTTCGTAGGCGTCCTCGCAATCGGACCATTCCTGCTCGATGCCGCACTGCTGGCGCCACTCAATCGCGGCTTTGCGCTTTTCGATCAGCGAGGCGGTCAGGTACATGACCTGCGACTGGCGAACTTCCTCGGCCCGTCGCAGCGCGTCCCGCTGCTCTTCGTCCAGCATGTCCTCGTCGGACACGGCTTCGATCATCGTGTCCTGCATGCTCAATATCCCATGGTCGGGTCTAGCGGACTCCACGCCTGCGTCGGCGGCGGGTCTTTCCTGCCAGTCGGCGGCTTGTAGGCCACGCACATCAGACCGAAGGCGTCGGCGGCGTGCGATGACCAGTCGTGCTCGGGTCCGAGCCCGATGTTTCGGGTGTCGTCCTTCTTCTCGTGATACCAGCCCAGCGCATCCAGTCCGGCTTGCGTCGTGGCCTCGTTGAACCACATGGCCGGAAACAGTCGGCGAGCGGCCTCGATGCGCGCCTTGGCGGCTCCGCGGCCCTGGTTCGGGACGACCGTCACTTGGTACTGCGCAGACCTCAGCGCAGAGGCGTAGGAGACGGCATGTACCTTGTCCTGTGTGTCGCCGTCGTGCGGCAACCAGATTTGCGCCTTGCCCGGCGAGTATCCGCGGCTTCGCAGCCACTCAAGATGCGTCGCCAGCGGCTGCCCGACCGACTCGTAGTAGTCGAGCACGCGTATTTCCTTGCCGACGAACTGCGCCACCCACATCGAGAACGCGTCTGCTCTCGCGCCGGTCCCGCCGATGTCGCAGAAGATTCGATACGTCATCAGCGGATCGGGGGGAACCCGGCCAATGCGCCGCTGCTGTCTCGCCTCTGCCAGACTCAGGGCGTAGTAGGCGCCGGACATGACCGTCGCGTACCCGCCTTCCCAGATGTGTTCGTACTGGTCCGGGTTCAGTCTCAGACAGTCTTGCCGCTCCTGCTCTAGAACGCCCGGGAATCTCGGGTTGTCGCGCCAGTTGGCTTGCACGACGATGGCGCCGGTCGGCTTCTCCGGGCCGCGCAGCATGGCATCCACAGGATCGACCTTGCGCCGCGGGTTCCACGAGAACCACAGCTCTGACGCGAGCCCACGAGCGGAGTCCTCCCAGCGGATCGTCGGCCTCAGCAGGCCCAGCGAGAAGGCCGATAGGCTCTGTGCTTCCTCGACCCACCCGCGATGGAAGCCCTCAAGTGACTTGATGGACTCCGCCGTGTGGTCCTGCATGCCCTGAAAGATGATGCAGCCATCACCGGGCGTCTGGATGATCTCGTTGAATACCTTGAAGCCGTCACGCTCACCAAGGTTGAACTGCCGAAGCTTGGATTCGATCAGGCTCTTGGCGCTGTGCTTGAGGCTCTTCTGAACCTCGCGGATACAGACGCCCTTCAAACCTTCGCCCATCTCGCCGGGGGCGCGCAGGGCGTCTTCCAGCATCAACTCGGCGTAGAAGTGCGACTTACCGCTGCCGCGTCCGCCGTGTGCGCCCTTGTATCGTGCCGGCTGCAGTAGCGGCGCGAAGACCCTAGGCGTTTCGAGGCTTAGTGTCGACAATGCGTCGCTCGATCCGATGTACCAGCGGACCACCGCCCTCGCCGGTCACTTCCTGCCTGCTCAGCTTCGGGACGTGATATTCCAGCAGCGACTCGACGGCCTTGAACGCCGCGGCTGGGCCGTCCTTCTCGTAAATCTCGTCCAGCCAGCCGTTCAGGCGCTCGGCGTTGCCGTCCACGAAGCGGGCGATGGCCTCCCGCGCATTCGCCGTGGACTTGTTCGGGATGCCCTTTCGGCTCCCGCCGCCCCTGCGCTCGCCTGGTTTCGATCCGCGCGGCATGTCACTGCACCGTCTGCGCCACCTGGATCAGCGGCTTGTCGATCTGGAAGCGAACAGGGCACTGCACGCCGAGTGCGATGCACGCCTGCTGTAGCGCTTCAACCTCTGCGGGATTCCACGGCAGCCCGGCTTCGCTGATCTTCGCGGCCAGCACGCCGAGCCCGATGTGCAGGGCCTTCTTGCGCTTGTTCGTCAGGATTTTTCCGGCCATGTCATGCCCTCAGTCCTAGTAGCCTTTCCGCCCTGCGCCGCTCGGCCGGCGTGAGCGCCAGCAGCTCCGAGCTGTCGGGCGCCGGCCCGTGCCGCTCAGGCTCCGGCATGCGCTCGATCGGCCTGCCGTCGTACCGCTGTTTCAGATGCGCCCACGCCTCGCCGGACTCGACCTCGCGGCCGGTCCATTGGGTGTATGCGAGGTTGTGCGCCCACTGTGTTCTGTCGGGACGGATGATCTCGGCGCCGATCCCGTGCGCGCTTACGTCCCACGCCATCGAGCCCTTGTCACACGCAATCGTCGGCACTCCGGCGATCACTGCGTCAACGAGGCTGTTGCTGTTCCAACTCACTGCGACGGCGGCTTTGCTCAGTGCGTCTTCGAGCGAGCCGCCTGCGATCTCGGCGTTGATCGGCGGTGTCTTGCCCTTCGGGTGCGGGCGGAACTTCACCGGCAGGCCGTAGCACTTCAGGCGCTCCAGTGCGTCTTTCAGGAACGCGATGTAGTGCCGGCAGGTCGCCAGACTGGCGTCGCCGAGCACCTGTCCGAGCAGCAGCACGTAGTCTCCGCCGGTCTTCCACGGCTTCAGCTCGACGCCGTGCTTGGCCCAGCGGTCACCGGGACAGTCGCGGCTGTAGAACTCTGCGTGTCCGTTCAGCCCGTTGAATCCGAGACTGATGTACTCGGTCCGGGACCGGAAGTACGCCAGTTCCATGACCATGTAATCCAGCCCGTGTGCTCGCTGGGCGTTCTGGATGTTCGGGCTCTTGTGTGCCCAATGAACGGCCAAGTCAGCCGGTTCGTACTGGCCCCTGCGCAGGTAGGAAATGTCTTCCACACCATGCGCTTTCAGGCCACGCTCGAACAGGACGAGCTTGTGCTGAGCCGGCGGGCAGTAGATCCGGACTTTCATCTGCCCCCAGCGGGTTACTTGCGGACGGGTTTGTCCGGGGCGGGCGTCACCACCTCACGTCCGGAATTTGGCCGCAGAACCCATGCTTGACAGGCAGCGGGAAGAACGGCGCCAGCGTTTCGATGTCGCCGGTGTCGAACACCAGCGGGACTTCTGGGCGCGATCGTTTCTGGACGATCACGCTGATGTTGTAGGCGTAGGTGCCGACTCTGGCCTGCGCGCAGTCGAATCCGGCGAGGATCAGCTGATAGAGCAGCAAGCCAGCGTTCCACAGCGTCACATGACCGCCGACGATGTCGTGCTTCAGGGGCGGGACGGTCACGGCGAACCATCCGCCCTCGCGGATCAGCCCGAAGCAGTGCCGCAGGAACTCTCCGGGGTCGGGCTGGTGTTCCAGCACATGGCTGGCCCACACCGCCCCGTACTCCCTCGGCAGCCTCCAGGTGCGGAAGTCGGTCACGATGTCCGCAGGTGGAGCTATGTCCAGCGTGGTGACGCTCAGCCCCGCTTCGCGCATGTGGCGCGCGTGGATACCCGCCCCAGACCCAACATCGAGCACGGTGTCGGGACGAATCTCGATCAGCCGTTCCAGCGCCTCGCCGGCCGGCAGCTTTCCGTAGGGGCTCGTCTGCTCGCGTCCTCGGGGCTTGCTCATTCGTACCCCAGTAGGATCAGGTCGCGCCGGTACAGGCTCCGGGCCAGCGACCCGGTGTCGTCGTCGTACATGCCGCGCCAGTCGCCTCGGGCGCTCGGGTTTCGATGTGGCAGGGCCGGAAGTGCCGGCCATCGCTCCCGCACGATCTCCCAGCCCTCGGGCAGCGACTCGAACCGGATCAGCTCGTCAACGCTCCACACGCCGCCCGGCGCGCAGAACTCGGTCTGAGGCAGCGTGTGCTGATTGATGTCCCGTCGTTCCGCAACCTCGCCCACGAACTGGCTGAACGAGGCGCCGAGCGTGTAGCCCTGCTTCTGCAGCGCCTTCATGCCCCGGGTGCGCGTCTTGTCTCCGCTACCGGCCGGGGCGATCTTGTTGCCCCACAGGCTGACGAGTCGGTCCAGCGGATGCCGGACTACCGCGAACACGAACAGGCCCTCAGCCTTGGCCTCAGCGGCCGTGCAACGCCGCTCGGCAATCACCGGATGTCGCGGCGGATCGTCTGGCCTCTCGCCAGACACGGCCTCGATTACTGCGCTCCACACCGACTGGCAGGCGCACTTGGGGATGCCGAGTACTGCTATGCCTGCCTCGGGGATTCGCAGGCACGTATTGAACATTGCTCAGTAAAGCGCACTGTGCGCTAACAGTTGCGAATTCACGCCAGTGGCTGGTCGAACTCGACCGAGTCAACCCCGAGGCCGGCGAAGTCGGATCGCTTCATTGCAATCTCGATTGCTCGAACCGCAGTGGCGCCAGCCTCAAGGGCGCCCCACGCGATCTCATGCCCCGCGCCATTGGCGAACTTGTCCTCGTACATGCGCTGCCAGTGCAGATCGTTGCCGAGCAGCCAGACCCTGCGGTCTGAGTCGATT